ATTCCAAACTTTCCTGGCATACTTAAAGCTCTAGCTAAGTAATCTTGCTCAGTTACCGCTCTATACTGAGTTTGGAATTCAGCCATAGAGTTCATCCTTATTTCTTGTACGGTATCGCCATCTCCACCACCCGATGCAGGATTTGGGTTATTTACTGCAATAGTTCCTGTATATCCCGCAGTATTTGCAGTAGCGGAAATTGCTGCTATCTGAGTTAATTCGTTAGCTAGTACATTCGCCTCAGCACCGCCACCCACAAGATATGTAAAGGTTATTGATATGCCTTTAGGAGCTATACCGTATGTTTGAGTTGTTACAAAGTTAGTAGGATCAAAAGCAGTTCCCATCTGGCTTAGACCACCTCCCGATAAACCTACGCTTACAGAGTTAGGGTTTGGAATAATTACCGTATCAGCAACCGAATTCACACCTGGACCAAACTCAATTACTAAAGACTCGTTTGATTGGAATCTCGTAGTAAATCTCCTATCTACGAAGGTCTTTTGCATCATATAAGGAACTACAGTACCGTCAATAGCGTTATTAACCGAGCCGCTTAATATATAATCCTGGGCAAGATATGGAACTTCATACCAATTATTACCGTCAGAATCTACAGCAGATATTATAGATACAATATTTGAGTCATTTAGAGTCACAGTACTAAATCTCTCAGTTGTAGTAAAAGAGTATACTGCCGTTTTTACTTCTCCAGATATTGCCTGAGTTGTCTTCTTTAAAAGGTATGATGTAGGATTTCCTGATACATCATAAGTATATACAGAAACTTCAGTAGGGTTCATTGAAGATGAAGTCCTAAAATCTATCCTCTCAGGTACGTAAAAGCTAACAGCAGCATTAACATTAGACTTTACTTGCATACCCTCATTAACAAGAGCAGCGTAACTAAAATCAGGTTGAATATCCCCGCCTACTGCGATAAATGGGACCTGTTGGTACACGTCTAAATCAACTAGGGCGGTAGATATCACCTTCGGTCTATATCCAAGCATGTAAGCTAGTGGGTATAGATTATTAACCTGTTTTGCATATTGAGTGAAGGTCTCTTGAATTTGATTATCTAAGTAGAATGACAATACATCCCCTACATAAGATGCCATTTCAATAAACATCGATCCTGGGGAAGCTTGATTAAAGTCCGTATAAGTCGTAGGAAAATACGATTTAGCGTACTCTATTAAGTCAGCTTTAAAGGTATCAAAATTTTTATTTATATATTTTATATCTTTTTTTTGGTTTGCCATCTATTATTGATTTTCTACTTTTAAAACTAAAACGTCACTTGTATTTAGATTTCTTATATTGTATTTTATTATTATTGATATTGAACTTTCCTCGTAGTTGGGTGTTATATCTAACGTACTAACCGCTACATTCGGGAAGTATGACTCTATCTGATTACTTATAGATTGCTTCAGAGTATCTAAATCCTCTTGAATAATCGGATCGAATAGCCTACGCCTTATCCCTGCACCAAAGTTAGGGTTAAAAGGTCTCTCTCCTCTATCAGTAAGGAGATAGTTTAGTATATTATATTTAGTTTGCTCTACTGTAGTGTATACAGATTTAAATGCATTCGGTGCTTGAAATGGTATAGCCACGCCAAGTGCTGTTGATGGTTTAAAATCTACTGCGGGTATTTTAACTAAATTATATGCCATTATATTTGACCTTTAGATATCAAACTATCCATTAGATTATTAAAATTAGGAACTACACTTACCTCTACATTTTCTACTGCCATACTGTTCCTAGAGTTAGCTAGCATATCCTCAACACCTCCAACTGACACAGGATTTCTCATTCCTATCATGTGAACATCTCCGCTATCAACACCTACCGTATCCCAATCTGAGTTGTTAGGCGTTCTTGCCATTGTAATCGCAGTCTCATTAAGAATACTTGCTAATGGGCTATTACCGCTAAATTTAGGAGGTGCTGGTGGTTTTTTGTTTAAAGTCAAAGGAACTGATTTACTTTCTTTTACATATGAATTACTTTCAGGTACGCTAATCTCTTTCAGAATTTTTGGTAATTCTGCTCTTATTGCTTTAGCCACTTCTTCCCTAATCATCTTTCTAAATAATTCGGTCTTTGTCATACTTATAAATATTGTTTATCTATTATTTTTTTGATCCCTCTACGTCAGAATTAAGCTTAGTCTTTAAATTTTCTACAATTTGCCTAACTCTACTACGTAATTCCTTACCTCCCTTTAGTTTGTTAATAAAGGCATTTAGTCCCGTCTGGTCATTCTCATCCTCATTTAATGGAGCATCTAAGAACTCCGTTGCAGGTTGTGTGGTAATATCTTCCATATCTAAATCTGGATCTTGCAACAGATTTATTGCCTCATTTATTATTTTTTGCTCATCCGGGCTATAAACAGACGGAGTTACTTTAATTAAACCCTTAGAAGCTAGTAAAAGTTTTACCTCGCTTATGATAATACTATCATCTGTTGCAAACGTTAGTGGCGATTGTACTGCTACTATTCCCGCATCGTCTAAAGCTACTCCGTATCTCCTAGCTGCAACAGTTCTTCTAACTTCCTGATCAAATATCTGCTCTTTTAATATAGATATGGTATACCCGTTATATGTATTATCTGATTGCTTCTTTTTATTTTTGTAGTTGTCTGTAAAGTTTCTTATCGCTTGATTTGACCTCCTAAGGTTATTTATTTCCGTATTAAGGCTTGATTCTATCGCTTTTTCCGTTTCAGGATTATCTGACCTATCACAAGACTTAATTTTGTCAATTATAGCTTGAATAGATACAATAATCAAGTCAACCCCCTCAGATATTCCATCCAAAGTATCTACTAGGATAGCAAGTAAAGTATTAATCTCATTCAGAAGATTAATAGTATCCTTTGCATATTTATCTAGTTTTTCAGTCAATCTAGCAAACTTAGTAGTAACTCCAACAACAGTAAATAGGTTTGGTATCGGTAGAGCTTCCAAGAAGAATATTATAATTCTAAAGACTTTTATAAGAACCAAGCATATCTTTATAATAGCTTGAATATCTTGGATAGTCTTCACTATTTTAGCTAAATAACTATTTAATCTTTGGGTAGAGGTTATAATAGCAGTTAGTGTTATTATAACTGCATTAGGGTCAGTTATATTAAAAGCTTTTAACCTGTCTAATAAAGCTATTGTCTGCGCAACAACCTCTCCCGCTATAGAAGTTGATTGTATGAATACGCAAACCTTTTTTATCTTATCAAAGCTCTTTATTAACTTCTCTTGCTTTTTTTTATCGCTATCGTTAACAGTTCCTACGGTAGAAAGATACTTTACTTGATCGTTTAAATACGTGGTAAATTTATCTACTTGAGGATACCTGCCCCGTATCTCCGATGATCCTAAGTAAGCCGAGCTAGTTAGTTTTCCTAGATTTTGTGATAATTCGGCTACAGCTCCTGATATCAATTGTCCTGGTCTAGCAGAAGTTTGATATGCTGCTATGAACAGGTCTATTATGATTTGAGTATCGTAAGCTAATTTTTTAATCCTCCACTCAAAATCTTCTGGTTGAGGATTATTTGGGTTAAATCCACTACCTAACCTATTTTTTATATTCTTTTGAGTATTTAATACAGAACAGATGTCTATTGCCGCTAAAATAGACAAATCCTTTAAGGTATCTAAAAGTTTGTTTGGTACTGCTGCTATTACCCCTTTAAGCCCTTTCCATAGTTGAAACTTAAACTTAGCTAAACCCTTACCAGTAGTAGGTCCAACTACGTTAGATAAAGATACAGAAGACTTTTTATATCTATTTAAAGCCTCCCTTATCTTCTGAATTTGCGCCTCTATAGGGGATTTAGTCTCGTTTGCCACTAGGTTGTGTATGTTGTTTTAGATAAGGTAGTATTCAACTCTAATACAGCTTTATTAATAGTTGCGTTTACGTCAATAGCGGCATCAGCTATTAATCCGAGAGATAGGTTTGTAGTTTCTTGTGTTTGTCCGTTTGCAACGATTAGCACACTAGTTAAGTATTGGAGAGAGGTTAATACATCATTTAAAATGCCTACCATCTTGTTCCCTAAAAGAACTTGATTACCCAACTCACTAGCCCTGTGCCCTAACTCAACTCTCTGAGAATCTAATAAAATTGCTTCATTAGCATCTACATTAACTGTGCCTTTTGTGGATAACCCAACTGTATCTTTACCAAATAAGTAAACTCCATCACTCTTAGCATAATTTATTACTCTATCAGAGCTTATAATAGCTTGACTTCCG